CGCTTCCGCGCCTCCCGGAGTAAGCTACCTGCAACTTAGCAAGGGGCCAATGCTCAGTAGGTATAGACACGGGGGTGTCGAAATGATCGAAGAACGTTCTAATGGACCTGGGATCTATACCCTGGGGACCAGTCCATATTGGAAAGATTACGTGTATTCCAGACTCTGGAACAACTGGCAATCTACCTTTATGACTGACACAACCATGGGTTACGATCCACTTCGATCGCATATCGCGTCACTCGAGTTCCGTTCACCACCGGCGGACTTGGTTAGCGCAGCGGGTTTTTCTACGCCTGCTCAGTCCGGCTTCACAAAAAGCTGGCAAGGATATGCACCTTCCTCTAGTCCCGACAATGATCGTCTCAAGAAACTTCGAGACATCACTAACGTGCTTAGGTTCCTCCAGGGCTCCGTTGCCCCAGACGATACGCCTAGACACGAGCATCCTGTCGAACATTTCAACATGCGAGGAGAAATCCTTTCGCATCGAGTTGAGTTCGACCCTACGGTTGCTAGTCCGTATGTACTATTGTATAATAAGATAGTACGGAATGTCGGTGACGAAAATGCGGATTATTTTGTTGTTGAACCTTACGGCGGGAGGGTCTGGGATTATCGTATTGAAACCCCATCCTTATCCGCCCACGTCCGGCTGCCTGAATTGAAGCGACTGTGGAAGGAAGGTTACTTCGAAGATCTCGAAGGGAACCCCGACTACGGTAGCTCGCTGAAGGCGTTGAGTTGGGCGCAGACAGGTGACTCAGTGTATCGAGTCTATTGGAAGGTTCAGAATACTTCGTTCGGGTCGCCAGGTGATGGTATTACCAATTATCTGGCGCTCAAAGAGGTCGCGTACTTGTTAGACATTCAGTGGGTTTACCACCCTCGAGTGGATATTGGTGTTGGGTTACCCTTTCAGGATTACTGGCCCTTGTTCGGGGCACATATATTCTTCGGGGCAACTGTAACCGCACACTATACGCGAAAGTACGGAGAACAACCTCAGTGGCACACGCCCCCTCGATCTGTGGGGCTCGGTTCACCTACGTCCGCTTTCGAGGACACGTTATGGGATCCGTATTGGCCTGCCTGGTCCTGGTTGGTAACCATGGATCAGCCGTCCAACTTTGCGGCCCATGTCGGCTTTGAAGGTGATAAGTATGTGCGTAGACATAGCCGCTCCTTTGCGGCTTTTGTTGAGACTACAAGTAAGATCAAAGGCGATGTTCTACCCGCTGGCTTCCTCGCCCAGCAAGATGCCTATGACCAGCTGTATTCCACGCTGTCTAGTAATCTGTTAGAAACAGCCCTGGAGTTGCACGATCTCCTGTCTCCGATTGACCTCGCGGTCGATCTGAAGAAAATCATAACGTGGCAAGGTCGGCCTACGCCAACTCAAACTATTTGGCGTATACTTAACTTCGCGGCCGATTGGCAGCTCGTTTACTCGTTTGGATGGAAGCCCACCAAAGAGCTTGCTAGAGAGTTTTCCAGTAACATCGGATCACTCAAGGCAAGGCTCAAGGCGGCCACATCGTGGCAAACGGGACGCGGCTCCTACTTGTACCACTTTGAGAATGATGAAATGCCCGATTTTCCAGGCACCATCCTCCGCGGTGGTAGCAAAATGAGGCTCCGAATTCCCCCGGATTCGTTCTTGCCGGCATTGCTGCCAGCCGATTCTCTCGCGGTTTTACCCTCGATGTCCCGAGTCTGGGATACACTACCGTGGTCCTTCATTGTGGACTACTTTGTAAATATATCCGGTAAGCTCGAGGTCATAGACCTCGTTACAAAACTTGCCGTCCTCCAAATTGGGTTTGTCGTTAATAGTGCGAAAGTGATCTCGCCATTTAACGAGTCGGACCAAGAGGCATACAGCTTCAAAGATCTAGGCTACACAAACTCAGAAGGTGATCACTTCCCAAGTTGTTACCAGTATTATTCGCGCTGGATTCTACCGACTTTTCAGCCGTTTACTCCAACACGCTTGGGTCTCCTAGCCGGCAATGGCATTCCCGACTATCGGACTGCTGGCGCCTTAGTTTACAAAATATTAACTTAGTAGGTGATTGCGAAGTCCACCGCGTTAAGCGGGCGCAATTGCCTTAGTGACTCGAAAGGAGCACTTAAACAAATGGCTATCACTTTTGCAATACCTGTTACTGCGTTCGGGGAAAGTTTCCCCGTCGAGCTCACCCGTATTGATCGCGAGACTGTGGATTCGGGCACTACGGTAGCCACGCCGAACGGCGGTTCTGAAACCGTCTATAAATTCGTCGTTGGCGATCCGTCCCATAGATCCCAGGTACGCGTGGGCGACTACCCCCCCTCGAAGAGCGGTTCTTCGTACAACAAGTCAGTTCGTTTAACGACTGTTGCTACTAAAACCAACACTATCACTGGGGAAGTTGAGACAAAACCGATTTCATGCGTGATTTCCACGTCTGATGGTTTCGGCATCGGTGTTTTAGATGACGAAGACTATCTTGCGTTGGTCATGATGACCATGTCGGTTTTGCTTCCTGGCTCGAAAGTGGCTGATGACGCGCCCGAAACCGCGGCGGTGGAACGCTTGTCCTTCGGAAGTACCGAAGTCATGCACGTTACCGTCGAACAGTAGGGCACGTGTTTATCCCGAGGGTAACCCTACCCTCGCTTGAAGGGGAATTGACCGTCATCTTCGGCGGACCCAATGACCCTTCGGCCCACAACATTGTGGGATACGATGTAAATCGTGATAACATCCTACTTCTGCAATGTTGCTGGTTGGCCCTTTTAGCAGACTCCCCTTTTGACTCGGTTAAGCCCAAGCAGGTTATTAGACGTTTCGTCTATAAGTTGTACGACCTGCGGCAGACTATAGCCGAGTACGCCACACTTGGAGATACGGTTATGAAGTCAGAGCGAATTAAGGAAGACGGTACCCTTGAACGGGACTTTATTCCAGCTATGACCAATACACCCATTTTCAGGGAGTACTACGCTTGGTGGCGTACAGGTGACACTCGCGCGCTCCAGTACGTGCTGACATTCCTGAAATACGGAAAGAAGCTTTCGTACGTGGATGATACGCTCCATACCACTGCCTTGCGCAAATGGTGGGACGTTGAGTGTCGGTTAAGGGACTTGACATTACCTCCTTTCGTGGAGAACCTTCGCAGAGTTTCGCGTTGGCTCTTTTCGGATTTTAAGCTGAATGACATCTACCCCGCCCATGGGGGGGGTGCCGTCAGCGAACGTGGCGTTCGCGGCGTAAATGCCAAAAACGAATGCGTTTCTTTCAGTGCGAAAACATGGCGCACTTACTTCGGTAAAACGCTATTTAATTGTACTGAAACTGGTGATGTTGGGTTACCTGACTTTAGAGGGTACTGCGAACATGATGCAGGAACTGCGCGATCTAGACTTATGTTCGTCCCGAAGGACTACAAGTCGGCAAGGTCCATATGCATGGAACCTATCGGCATGCAATTCGCCCAACAGGGTGTCCTTTGGTACTTCGAACAATATCTGAAGGAATCGAAACTAGCTCAGTTCATCGAGCTGGATCGACAGGAGAGTAACCAGGAGGCTGCGCAGTATGGCAGCTACACCGGAAAGATAGACACCATTGATCTATCCTCTGCTTCAGATAGCGTCTCGTGGAAATTGATGAAATATATCATGCCGTCGAATCTATTGCGGCATCTCCACGCGACGAGGTCTACCGAGATTGAACTGAGTAGGGGACTTAAGATCTCCCCTGAAAAGTTCAGTCCAATGGGTTCTGCACTCTGTTTCCCAACACAGTGCATAACGTTCGCCGCCACGATCATCACTGTGGCGTTCTGCCAATCTCTGGGTCGGGAGTGGAACGATCCCAACGCCTTAGCAGACGTAGACCTAGATTCACTAATGCAATATTCTTTTGGTGAGTTTGGGGCCTGCGAGGGCGGCAAGTTTGAACCGCTTCAAGTATTTGGTGACGATTTATGCCTAGATTATAGGCTGACATCAAACACCATCGAGGCCCTAACGGCTATGGGATTCACTGTGAACGTCGATAAATCCTTCATTGGATCCGACACTTTCCGTGAAAGTTGTGGAAAGTTCTACTCTAGGGGACACGACGTCTCCTTTATGTTGCACAGTGTGAAGCCGTTAGATGAAGATCGTGTAGGTATCGAAACGCTGGGAAGCGTTATCGACCTTGCCAACAGAGCTGGTGACTTCCACTACTGGAAACTCCGTAGTGTACTCATCAACTTTGCTTTACGACACAAATTTCCCCGTGTCAAGCAAGGGCGCAATTCACTCAATCCGATCCTATTTTCCTCGGATCGGGAAGAGAACTTCGCTATCTACGTCGAAGATGGTAAAGCGCAGAATTCCCACCTGCGCCGACGTACCTGGCTCCCTTGTCAGGTACCTCTAACTTCGTCCAAGGTTGAGCGCAAAGGTGCTCTTACGTTTGGCCAATACAGCAATGTACGGGTTATGCGCGAGAATACCCACGTGCTTTACCAACGGGACGAGGTCCAGTCAATTACCATCGAAGCCACACAGAAAGTCGATTGGGATATCGACTATGAAAATTATGCATACACTGTGTGGTGGCGCTCGCGGCGTTGTCAGGGTGATGATCTGCGATTCACGCAGGCCCTGGCGAGAGCCGACCGTTTAGGTACAACGGCTAGATACCGCTGGACTGGTATCTAGGCAAAGGCCTTTGAATGGGGTAATGGCGGGGTTCGTCTCCGTCAGGTAAACCTGCTGGAG